TGGTCGCAGAGTCAAGGCAGCAAACCCTGGTATGCAACCTGATGTAGGTGGCAAGACTAAGCCCAAGTCTCAGGGTAAGATGGACCGTGGCACTCGTGCCGACCTTGAGTATCGTAAAGCAAACCTGAGGAAGAAGGACTGATGTTAAGTTTCAACGCACTCTCGGAAAGAAAGACCAAAATCAAAATGAATCCTAAGATTCAGGACGTTCAAGAATGTCCTGATGAAATGGATATGCCTAAGAAAAAAGTTTGCCAACCCTGTATGGGTAGTGGACAGAAAGGTGGAATGGATTGCCCTCAATGTGATGGCAAAGGATTCACTATGGAATCTGAAAATGATATGGAGGAGGGATACAAAGGGTATTCCAAAGGCGGTGAAGTCGAACCCCCTAAGGAGAGACTGAAGACCGACCGTAACATGTTCAACATCCCTAAGGATGAACAAAACGCTGCTCGCGAACGCCTCAAGGCAAAAGCAGCAGCAAAACGCAAACAACTAAACAAAGAGGAAAACGCCTATGTCAGTCAAGAAGAAGTTTCAGAAGAAAGCAATCAAGAAAGCAATTCTGAAACGAAACTCTTGACCTTTGGACAATTCAGTGAAGGATTGTCAATTGATGACCAGATGAAAATCTCTAAGGAGCACAATAGAAAGTCTCCTGAAGAGAAGTTGGCAGCAAATAAAAAGGCGATGGGCAATGTCAAAAAGGTTGCTCCTAAAAAGGACACCAGAACAGACGCTCAAAAAATGACTGATGCCACTGGTCCTCGTCCTGGGTCTCGTTATAGGGGCGATTGATTGATGCTATATAGATTAGACCCCTTTTTGGTATCTAATCATGTTGGCATTTTTACTCCCCATTGCTAAGAAAATTGTAGCAGACGCAGTATCTAAGATCCCTGATGATGCAGAACTCGGTGAGAAACTCGTCGATATTTGCATCCTCGTTCTAGAGAAAGCAGTCAAACTTACAAAGACAACTGCTGATGATAAACTGCTCGAAGCAGTGAAGACAGCACTTGTAGCAAGAGAGGGCGAATAACTCAAAGGGGCGTAAGCCCCTTTTTTTATAAATAAATATACGGAATTCAACGTCGGAGAAACAATGTCTTTATACGGAAGAGTTGACTCCACTGCAAACCAGACCGCTGTCGGTCGTACTATTGGTAACAGCGGTGGGTCTGTAACAAAAACAATCGTCTTTGTTGACGAAACAGAAGCAGGTCTTGCAGCAAACAAAGAGCGTGGTATCACTGCTCCTGGTTGGTGGGCATATCACACATATACAGATTCTTCTGGTGCGACTCGTCACCGCTCTGAGCACCTCATGTTCCTCACTAATCCTGAAGCGAATGCTGATGAGACTCTGAGTGATGACACAATCGCAGCAGATGCAGCGAACACCATCACGCTGAGCACCAACAACACTGATAAGACTACTTCTTCGGGTGCAGCAACCTTCCTGGTCGCAGCATCTGTCACCAACTCTGGTACTGCAACCTTCCAATGGCAGAAGAGACTCACCTCTTCTGGTCGTTTCACGAATGTCTCTGGTGCAACCAGCACCTCTCTGGCACTCACAGGTCAGACTGCAGCAGAGGACGGCAACCAGTATCGCGTTAAGGTCAACTCTAACAACGGTGCTCCTGAAGTTATCTCCGACGTAGCAACACTCACATTTGGTAGCTGATGAAATTTGACGAACTGAATGAAGGAAACTACATTCTGTTCGCCATAAAGCATTATGAAAATCCTGCTTGTGTGACAAGAGAGGATTTTGATGAGGACATTAAACGCTTCAAGTATCTGAAAAGACTCTTGAAGCGTTATGTTCGTGGAGGACAACTCCGAACTCACTTGATTATTAATCATCTGATCATCTTATATAATGTTTTTGGTGAAGCAGCAACACCTCTTCTTTTCTTTAAGATGGAAAGAGAGTATTGGAGTTTACTAAAAACTCTACTGCTGTACTTGAATAAATATCCTTTAGGACTCATGCCTCAGTTAGAGGTAGATCCCGATTTAGAAGAAGAACTGGAGAAGTTATGAACGAAGCTGCCCCCGTCATTGCCGCCATCGCTGGAAAAGTAGCAGGTAAAATTGCTGCAAAGAAGGTTGCGTCTGCGACTGCAGGAAAGGTGGGGTCTAAGATGGCAACTAAGGTTGCTGGAAATGTCGTTCAGAACAAGGTCCAGAAGAAACTATCCGACAGTGAGCAGACCAACGAAGAGATGATGGCTGCAGGTGATGGAGGTTTCAGTGGCAGTGCAGAAGCAACTGGTCCTAATGCAGGATATGATCCTGTAATGAAGTTTCGTAAGAAACTGAAGAAGTCCAAAGAGGACAAGAAACTTGTTATGCCTGGGAACAAACTGGGTGAGAGCAAAGAGAATCCTACTCAACCATCTAGACTGTTCCAATACAAAGTAAACATCCCTGAGGTGGGCGAGACAATCATCTATGCACAGTCTCCTGCTGAACTCAGACAAAAACTACGACTGCTGATCAACTACCGCTACAGAGGCGACATCAGTATCGAAAGAATTATGCCTGCAAACGCTGCTAAGTTCTTTATGGACAAGCGTATGAAGCATATGCGTAACATTCAAGATACCTAAAGATGGCCTTTGGACTTGGAAAGTTAGCAGTATTAGAATCTAAACTTGATATCTACGAAGATTTATCTAAGGAGATGTTGGACAAGTTAGAACGTGCTGTCTCAACTATTTCCGAAAACAGTAACCGCGTCTCTATCATCCTAGAAAGACATGAATCTAGATTGGATGAGGGTGACAAATCAAATCAACTGATCATTAAGATGATCGAAGAGTTGAAACAAACTCACGAAAAAGATAACGAAGTTCTGCACGAGAGAATCTCACAGGTGCAGAGGAAAGTCGATGTAAATGCCAAGTTTGTTATTGGCGCTGGTGCTGTACTTGCAACTATGATAGCAATTTTGCAAGTGGTCCCACCGATTGTTGAAGTGTTGACAAATACAAGCAGTACTGCTACGATGAACAGAGCGGTTGCTCATCGTATTGTCTGAATTTGTTGATGTTTATTATGTGACTCTTTTGTCTGGGCGACTAGAGAAGTTCGCTCGGAAGAAAGAGGACCTGTACAATTTCCGTTGCCCTTACTGTGGAGATTCACAGAAGCACAGGAACAAGGCACGCGGTTACTTCTTTCGCATCAAGACGGATATGGTATTCAAATGCCATAACTGTGGTGTGGGAAGGACGCTGCCAAACTTCCTCAAGGAGCAAGCACCTGACCTCTATGATGAGTACATCATGGAGCGATATAAGAAGGGAACTACAGGTAAAGGATCTTATGTTCCCAAACCAAAATTTGAGAAACCTAAGTTCAAAAAGAAGGGCGAACTTCAAAGTCTCGCAGAGCTAAATAGAGAGCACCCAGCGGTCGGGTATGTACTCGGTCGTCAAATTCCTGAATCGCATTTCGGTGATCTTTACTACACCGATAAATTTTGTACCTGGGTAAATACACAGAAACCAACGTTCAAAGATGTCAAGAAGGATCACCCCAGAATTATCATTCCTTTCATTGACAACGAAGGGACTTGGTTTGGATTCCAAGGGAGGTCCCTAGCAACAGATGATAAGTTGAGGTACATCACTATCATGCTGGACGAATCCAAAACTAAAATCTTTGGTCTTAACAGAGTTGATTATAACAAGACCGTATACATTACCGAAGGACCTATTGATAGTTTTTTCATTGACAACGCTATTGCTATGGCAGGAGCGGATGTTGATTGGTCTGCATTGAAGGATTCTGAAGCAGTCTTTGTTTACGACAATGAGAAGCGTAATAAAGAGATTGTGAATCGAATGCAGAAAGCAATCGATAAAGGATATGAAATTGTCATTTGGCCTGACAATCTCCAAGAGAAAGACTTGAACGAAATGTATGTCGCTGGACATGACGTTCAATCTCTGGTAGAATTCAATACTTACAGCGGTCTTCAAGCACAAATTAAATTAACCGAATGGAAAAAAGTATGAAGGAAACTTATGTTATCAAGCGTGACGGGGAGAGAACCCAACTTGATCTAGAAAAGATTCATGCTATGGTTGAGCACGCTTGCAAGGGTCTTGCAGGTGTATCTGAGTCACAAGTAGAAATGAATGCTGGTCTCCAGTTGTTTGATGGTATCAAGACTGCTGACATTCAAGAGATCCTGATTCGTTCTGCTAACGATCTGATCAGTTTGGATGCACCCAACTATCAGTTTGTTGCTGCTCGTTTGCTTCTGTTCGGTCTTCGTAAGCAAGTATATAACGGTCACCCTGATGGTCACCCTCCTCTTCTGGAGCACGTACAGAAGTGTGTAGAGTTGGGTGTCTATGACCATTCGATCATTGATCAGTACAGTGTAGAAGAGTGGGATAAACTCAATGGTTACATTGATCACGATCGCGACTATTTGTTCACATACGCTGGCATCAGACAGGTTGCAGATAAATACCTAGTACAGGATCGTAGCAGCGGCGAAGTGTATGAAACGCCGCAGTTCATGTATATGATGATTGCTGCGACACTGTTCCAAGATGATGACAAGTTCTATCGTCTCGAATACGTCAAAAAGTATTATGACGCAATCTCCAAACACCGAATCAACATCCCGACACCAGTCATGGCAGGGGTCAGAACACCCCTTCGTCAATTTGCATCTTGTGTTCTCGTTGATGTTGATGACACCCTCGATAGTATCTTTAGCAGTGATATGGCTATTGG